TGGCAAGATATATTGGTGAAAAGGTGGAAACGAGCATCAGAAGAAACAGCTATTGCAGAGTTGATCATCAAGACTGGTGGTTAAGTGATACAAGTGTTTTAGAAAAACTTGCGCCAAACAACATGAAGGTGGACGCCTATTACATTCCAGATGAAGAAGGTAAATATAATGAAGTGTTCATTTATCAAAATGACATGTTGGTTGATAAACTAGAAAATTTAGGAACATTCAATACTGCAGATGCAGAGCAAACAGAAGAGGACAAAGCTATATTCTTGAAACAGCAAAAGAAGATTGCTTCTTTTAATAACTATCTAAAGAATAACGCTATTAGTCACGTAGGAGTATTGAAAGAAAGAGATAGCTATGTGGAAGAAGTAGAAGACCTCGAAGTAGAAATGCCAATCTCCAATAATGATGAAGACTACAATAATTACTTAAGTAGTTCTTGGGCACAAGACTATGCAAAGAAAGGATTAGAAGACCATTAAACAACGTTCAAATAACATTTAAACTCTATTTTAATATGATTACAAACGACATAAAAACACGAATTATCGAAGCTATTAAAGCTAATCGTGAAAATTATCCAAGCGACGCAAAGCACGCAGCAGCACTAGGTATTAATACCGCTGTGTATAGCGCAGTGAAAAACGGACAAACCGACAAAGTTTTGAGTGATGCTAGTTGGATTGCAATAGCAAGAAGATTAGACGTAGAGTTGCGCTCAAAGATTGAGTGGAAAGCAGCTAAAACACCTACATATCTTTATATAATGGCACAGCTAGAGTTTTCACAGAACTCTTGTACAAGTGGAATTCTTTGTGACATTCCAAACATTGGAAAGACATTCACTGCTCGCCTATACGCTTCAAGCCATAAGAATGCAGTATATATCGATTGCTCACAGGTAAAAACAAAGCTAAAACTAATTAGAAAGATAGCTAAAGAGTTTGGTGTGAATAGCAATGGACGATATAGCGACGTTTACGATGATCTTGTTTTCTATCTTCGCAGTATTGATCAACCTCTAATTATTTTAGATGAAGCAGGAGATTTGCAGTACGAAGCCTTTCTAGAACTTAAAGCTTTGTGGAATGCGACTGAACGCTGTTGCGCTTGGTATATGATGGGTGCAGACGGCTTAAAAGAAAAGATTAACCGCTCTATTGAATGTAAGAAAGTAGGTTACACTGAAATGCTTTCACGCTATGGTGATAGATATTCAAAAGTAACACCAGATGATGGCAAAGAAAGAGAGAAGTTTTTGAGAGAACAAGCACACATTGTAGCGAAGCTTAATGCACCTGAAGGTACAGATATAAAAGCAATAGTGTTGAAGACACAAGGCGGATTAAGACGTGTTTATACTGAAATAGAAAAATTGAGAACTATCTAAAAGTAAGTGAGATGAAAATATTTGAGATGGAAATTGAAGCAGCCTTAAAAGGCATTCACGCTGAACTTGCAGAAATGAATAAAACAAAGCACATTGATTATGAGCAGCGCAAGTATGAAGTGATGAAAGATGTTTTTACAAACACCATTGTAAGAATGGTAGTAAAAATCGATGAAGTTGCAGATACATTTATAGAGAGAGCTTTGATATTTAGCGAAAAGGCTGCAGATAAGTTCATTGAACGCTTAAAAGCTGGAGGTAAAAAAAGATGAGAAAGCAAACCAGACTATACAGTTTAAACGATATATCACAACGTAAATACAAGACTATAAATTGGGAAGGACAATGGAAAGAGGCTTTTGGTTGTCCTGCTATTAACGAGACATGGTTTATTTCTGGAGCATCAGCACAAGGAAAAAGTTCTTTTGTGATGAGACTTGCAAAAAAGCTTTGTGAATATGGAAAAGTTCTTTATGTAAGCGCAGAAGAAGGGATAAGACAATCGTTTCAACGAAGAACAAAGATGTTCAACATGGAAGAAGTGAAAGAGCAGTTCTTTGTGATTGTGAATCCTAATATCGAGGCTTTAAAAAGTCGATTAGCAAAACGCAAGAGTCCTCGATTTGTTATTATAGATAGCTTTCAGATGGCTAACTGGACCTACCAAGACGCTATGGAACTAATAGAAAAGTTCAATAAGAAAAGCTTTATTTTCATTTCGCAAGAATATAAAAGCCGTCCGATGGGAGTAGATGCTGTACGTTTAAGATATGCTGCAGGCGTAAAGATTAGAGTATCTGGATTTATGGCACTTTGCTCTGGTCGTGAAAAGGAAACTGCAGGCGGTGGCGGTTTTGTGGTTTGGGATGAAGGCGCAATTCGATATGGAAATAAAATCGCAGTTGAAAAGAAAAACGAGATAGATAATGAAGAATAAAGAACAACCAAAGCCTTTGCTATGTAGGTTTAAAGCAACTATTAGCGTTAAGACAAATGGCAAATTATATAGCTTTAGTAAAACTACAGGATTTGTTGATGAGAAAGGAGACAAACGTTTGCAAGAAGAAGTGAAGCAAATATTAATGAAGTCTTACAAAGAGATGGCGAATACCAACAAAGAACTAAGACGCAAGTTAAACATTCAAGCAACTTCTAAAGTTCGAATATACATCTCTGTAAAAGTTTTAGAATGCGATAGATTAATAACATTGAAATAAATAATAACGATGAGTAAAGCAAGTGCAATAATAAATTTAACAACACCTAGTTATCCTGGCAGTTCCAATCCTACAAGTATTGCAGGCGTTGTAAGATTAAACCAAGACCGCAAGACTGTTGCAAAAGAACAAGTGGTAAGTGAAAATCACTTCTGCAATAGATGCCAGGGCAATGGCTTTTTTTGGTCGCACAATTCATATAATGAACCAGTGAAAGAACCTTGCTCGATGTGTGGAGGATCTGGAGTCCTAGATGCAGTTGTGACAATAGAATGGAAACAACAAATAAATAATAAGTAAAGATGAAAAATATTTTAACAAGCATTGCAAGTTGGTTTAGAACTACTTGCGAAAATGAGAAAAAGACAAGAAGAATTGAACTTGAGAATAGAGTTTGCAAAGATGCAAAAGTAGCAATTCAAGTAACTGAATATAATGGTACTTTGTACGTTTGCCACAACGACTTGCCTTTGATTCCTGTTGAGAGCTTAAAAAATAGCGTGAATGACACTTTAACTGTTGCACGCCAGGTTTATGTAGACTATAAATTATCGCAATATGAAAGGTAAATTTTATTTTGAAACCAGATGCGGAAAGAAGCATCCAAAGTGGATTAAGTTACTTGAACAATATTTTCGCTTTATAACGTCTAAAAGCAATGAAAGCTTTACGTGGATTACTCTTTGCGCTGAAATGAACGAGGAACTTCTTGCAATTAAAAAGAGAACAGTTCTGAACGAAAAAACCAATCTCACTGCAGAGATTTGCGAAGATAAGGACGAGTATTCGATCGAGATTAAAAGAAACCAAGTGACAATGGCAGTCATTCGATTTAGAGAGAATTAGAGAGAATGAAAAAGATAAATAATTACAAGTATTTCTACTTTCTTCTGCGCTATATTTACACGGACAAAGAAGAGCAAGAAGAATATAAGCGAGCTCTTATTTCACGCATCACCGATGGAAGAACAACCAGCTTAAGAGAGATTGATGATAGAGAGTATTTCACTTTGATAAATCAACTTGAGGACATTGTAGGAATAAAAGATAAGATAAGAAAAGAGCGCAGCGCAACATTAAAGCTTTTGCAAAAGGAATTCAATGTTGATACGACTAACTGGAATAAAGTGGACGCCATTTGTCTTTCGAAAAGGATTGCAGGAAAGCCATTCAGGTTCTTAAATATAATGGAACATGCAGCAGTAAGGCAAAAGTTATATAGCATTCTTTCAAAGGGTGGATTTAAAGCCAGAAAGAAAGACATCTTGCAAGAACTTCAAATTGTGATCATCAGAGAGAATGCAAATAAGAAAAGTAATATTAACAACCAAACCAAGTATAATTAAATGGAAAATAAATCAATGTTAGCAGGATTATCTGCAGATGAAAAGAAGCAACTACTAAAAGAGTTGCAGAATGAAGAAAAGCAAGAACGTTTAGGAAAGCGCAACGCTTACGAAGCTTTAAGAAAAGAACTACTTCTACAAGTTGAATCAAAGCTATTAGCTGTTGCAACAGATGTAGCTCTGTTTAAAGACTGGCTAAACAAAGAATGCGAATCGTTTAAAGAAGTAATGAGCGAATATGGACAACTTCGAAAAAGTGAGCAGCGCAACTTTACACTTGTGAATGGCTCTTTCAAGTTGGAAGAATCTTCGAATAGT